ATGAGGCGGTAGACATTAAACCTAATTTTGGACGATATCCGAAAGAAGGACAAAGAAATAAATCGATGGCTCAATTCACAGAATTAGATTTCGGAATCAATTTAGCGAAGGAAGTCGCTGAAGGTTACCAACGATTTTGGGACAAAAACAAACTGACTGTAATTCATGAGGATGGGCGGGTTCAGACTGTGAGGACAAATGTCCCGCGAACCCGCCCATCGGCTGAATTTGATTATGGTCGGTATAAAAAAAGGAAGCGTGAAGATTACTGCTGAACAGATCGCTGATGCATTAATGCGTCTAGACATTTTAACCGCACAGATCGGAAACGCTCGGATCCGAAAGATGCATAAAGACCCGCTTAAACAATTTATCAAGGCGGTGGAAAAGGAATTAACGAAATGAAAATACTAATAGCGTGTGAATACAGCGGAGGAGTTAGAGATGCTTTTATTAAACAGGGACACGATGCAATATCTTGTGATTTACTACCTACAGATGTAGACGGCCCGCATTACCAAGGCTCTGTTACAGATATACTTAACGATGGATGGGACTTAATGATAGCTCACCCTCCTTGTACCTACCTAGCAGTCAGTGGTAACAGATGGTTGTACAACAAAGATAAGAGCAGAAATGAGGAACGATGGAAGAACAGAGAGGAGGGTCTTGACTTTGTCCGTACTTTAATGAACGCACCTATAGATAGAATTGTTATAGAGAATCCAGTAAGTTGTATCAGTTCAGAGATTAGAAAGCCCGATCAGATCATACAGCCTTGGCAGTTTGGGGATGAGGCACAGAAGACTACTTGCCTATGGTTAAAGAACCTACCTAAGTTAAAGCCTACAAAGATTGTGGGTAAGGGTGAGATGGTTACTTATAAATCCGGAAACAAGATGCCTAAATGGTATGCTGAAGCCTTTAAACTCCCTAAAGCAGAACGCCAGAAGCTACGATCTAAAACATTCCAAGGTATAGCAGACGCAATGGCTAAACAATGGGGTAAGATTGGAAAGGTATTAAATGAAAACACAATATAAAATGGGACGGGGCTTACCTCGAGGCGAGAAGGTAGTCGTAAAAGTGGGTAGCCGCCAAGCGGATGTAATACTGGACACCGACAAAATGAATTGGCGGGTAAAGCTCGATACTCCCGACCTTCCCGAACTGGAATATCCGACCCTCGAAAATGCGGTCATGTCAGCAGAAACAATTTTGAAGGAGGATCGGATTTGATCGCCTTAGATGTGGAAACAGTTTGGTCCAAGCAGTACAGCGTGGCCACTATGGGATTGGATCGCTATGTCAAGCACCCGGACTTTCGGGTAACCATAGTTAGCCTGGTATCCGATGATGGATTCGAGTGGGTTGGAGATCCAAGGGATTTACCGGTTGACCGCCTAAACGGCCAATCGATCTGTGCCCATAATGCAGAGTTTGATTCGGTATGCTGTCGAATGGCAATGGCGCGAGGACAGATGCCACAGTTTACTCCTAGCGAATGGATTTGTACGGCTGACATGGCGAGTTGGCATCAGTTGCCGAGGTCATTGGCGGGCTGTCATAAAGAATTATTTGGCGAAGAACTTAATAAGGATGCCCGCAATGAGATGAGCGGTTTAAGGCCCGAAGAGATACTCGGAAATGAATCGTTTAAGCAGTATGCACTTGGAGATTCCCGAGCTTGTATCCGCATTTATAATGAACTGAAAGTATCCTTTCCCGAAAAGGAATTTTTACTATCTGCATTTACCCGAAGGACTGCAAGCCGAGGCATGGCAATCGATCAGAATCTATGCCAGCAGTACATTAATAAGACTGAGGCGATAATGAAGGAGGTCGAAACCTTTCTGCCTTGGGTGGGCCCCGGTGGAGGTGAACCGACTTCGACTGTTGCTATGGCCGCCTATTTAAAGATGCAGAATGTCGAACCGCCCAAGTCTACTCAGGAGGGTGATTCTGAACTACTTTTATGGAAGGCTAGGAATCCCCAGTACGCTCCAATCTTGGAAGCAATGACAAGGTGGAGGAAAGCGAATAAAGCGAGGCAGACATATATATCTATGATCCTTCGAGTCCGCCCTGACCATCGAGTTTCCACCCGATTAAAATATTGCGGTGCGCCTCACACAGGTCGATGGAGTGGAGCGGGTGGGCTGAACTTCCAAGGCATTCCTCGGGACGAGGTGGAAGGTACATCGGCTAAGAAATGTCTGACACCTGGTAAAGGCCGAGTAATGGTTTCTGCGGATCTCTCACAAATAGAGCCGCGCGTTTTAGCGTACTTATGTGGTGACTTTGATTTTCTTGGTTTGGTCAGAGGTGGGATCGACTTATACGAGGCACATGGCCGAGCAACTGGACTCTATAACGAGGACGAACCGATGAAGGACTTAGCCCCCGAACTTAGGCACTTATGTAAAGCTCGTGTTCTTGGATTAGGATATGGATGCGGTCCGAAGAAGTTCGGCCAAGTGGCACAGGCTTTAACCGGCGGGAAATTAAATATGACCGATGCTGAGTCCCGAAAACAGGTCAAAGATTTCCGCAATCAGAATCCAAAGATTGTCGAACTTTGGAAGAAGTGCGAGGACCACATCCGAGAGGAGGCAAGGCAGACTCCTGAGTGTGCAACCATGATCTGTAAATCAGGGAAGCCAATCCGATATTTCGATGTGAAGGATGATGGCCGAGAGTTGACTGGTCAGAAGGTCAGAGGGCAAGGGCGGATGAAGCTGTACGGCGGATTACTTTTAGAGAATCTCGTTCAGGCAACAGCGAGAGAGCTGATGGCGGATTCTCTCTTAAAGATCGAGGCGGCTGGACTTCCCGTTGTCCTCCATGTCCACGATTCCGTAACTGTTGAAGTGGCTGAGAATGAGGGACAACAAGCACTTGATTTAATGATCCAACTATTAACCGAAGAACCTCTCTATATGCCAGGTTTACCATTGGCGGCAGAGGGGGAAATTAAAACGCATTACTAATGAAACTCCTCCGAATCATCGGCTTAATCGTATTATTCATTACCTCAGTCCTCGTATTAGCCTACATCGTGGCCGCATTCGTACTTACAATAATAACATCACTATTCACTACTACATGACTAATAAAATTATCGGCTTAACAGGCCCAAAGGCGGTAGGTAAATCGACTTACGCCAAATCAATTGAGGGAGCGGTAATTCTCTCCTTCGCCACTCCCATTAAACAGATGCTCAAGGTGATATTGCCGGGGGAAAAGTATTTGCATTTTAAGGAAGAACCAATACCCAACTTTCCCGACAATATTAATACCAGGCAGTTATTACAGGGCCTTGGGACGGAGTGGGGAAGGGAAGGGGTTTATCCTAATATATGGGTAGACTTAGCCTATAAGGCGGCCCTCCCTTACATCGGGAATAAAACTATTGTCTTCGATGATATCCGCTTCCCCAACGAAGCTTGGGCGATTCGTAGATGGGGCTGTACCCACGAAGTGCTTACGGAGATAGTTCACATTTCTCGTAAAGGCTATGAGCCTGACCCGAATGATAACCATGTCTCAGAGGCGGGACTTCCAAAGGGAATGATAGATAGGTGGGTTAGTGTCGATGGGGACGGACGATAGTAGTCAAATAGCCAAGCAAATGGCAACCGATGCCAAGCTGAAAAATATGCTCCTCAATATTCCCGAGGACCATCGGGGTTTTACCCAGTCCGAACTGGCCGCGAAAACAGGGATACCTCGCCGTACTTTAAGGCGGATTGAAGACGATGCGATAGGCAAGCTGACTGATTATATCCAGCAGTTTATAGAGGGTGAGGGTTCCGAGTAAATGGCAATTCTATCAGCAGACATGGCGGGGTTCTTCGACAGACTCCCGCAAGGAGACTTTGGCCATCATACCTTTATTGCCCGGCTTACCCTCCGTGCCGCCATGCATCAATCCGACTTCGAGAAGGCTCACGATTACTGCATCGAGGTAGCAAAGGAATTTACCCGCCGACCACTCCAGCCTAACGAGATCCGCAATGCATTAACCGGTGCGTATCAAATCCTTTCAGGTGAGAAGATTATCAGCCCATCG